GTATCGGGGTGTAGAACTTCCGATCGTTGAAGTCTTCAGTCGTTTCGCGATTACTGAATTTCTTCAGATTTAGGCGCACAAACCGAGGACCACCATTGTAAATGTCACGCCAGTCCTCCCAATAGAGCTGCTCTTCTAGGTAATCCGGATGGCGTATGGCGGTTAAGAACTTCTGTTGTGTCGTCATATTATTTTCTCGTCTACGTCTTCCCCTGATGCTACCCCTGCGGCAAACGGTAATGCAATTTCAGCATAATTCAAAGCATGCGCGAAGTGATCAGGGGAAGTTGAAAGATAAACAGCTCTGCTGTTCCCCAATTCATCCTTTTCGTACGTTCGAACGAGTGCCTTCATGTGATCCTTGAATTCCAACGATGTATCAGCCGGGAGCACGATCCGATTTGAGTGAAAACGGCCCATAGTTGCATCTAACCAGTTCGTCCTGTCACAAGTGACGATCGGGGCGCCTCCGTCTTCTTCCGATATTGACTGTTCTTTACCAACAACACCACGTCGATAACGGCACAACCAGACATACCGTGGAAAACGGCGTGCGAATCGCCGCGCGTCGTTAATCTGTGGGTCAGCATCTATCACACACGCCTTGACTTGCCATTCCCGCATCAGCAAATCGAGGTTCTTGAAGTCGTCTCCTGGTACTTTTCCTTCACACAGAACTTTCGCGTGGTGAGCAGCATTAAGATCTCCACTGCCGGTTGGAATAAATTCAACCACTACATAGTGAAGCATCTTTCCTTGATCAACACCCATCACAATCAAAGATTCATCCCCAAGGTCGGGACGTTGATCTTTTTTGAAATACTTTCGTATGGACTTGTCGATCTCGTCATCAGTGACTTGACCACCATCGGGAATAAATGGCAGGCCGCCTTTGGAATTGAAGTATTCCACCATTGCAGCGTCATCTCCGATCCCTCGAAAATATGCTAAAGCCAACTCGTGGGGCCTCACCGTATAACTGTACATCTGATTGATGTAGAAGCTTCGGTGGTCTTCACTAACTCTTACCGTTGATTCCCATTTAGCTGTTTTAAGAAACTCAAGTTTTTCTTCATGTTGAATCTTTCCACCGCACTCCTTGCACTTGAGAAAAGAACGCTTAATGTCTGGGTCAGTGATTGACTCTCCACAAATTTCCAAACAATCTGGGAAAAGAAATTCCGTATGCCGCCCGCACCGAGGACACTTGAAAAAGAAATGTTCTTGGGTCCCTTGCAGAAATAATCTATGAATGCCAAACTTCGGGATTGTTGGAGTCGAGAGGGTGAACACCAACTTGTGGATCTGCCCTGACAATCTTTCCAAAGCCAAATGAATGGCATGTTGATCCATTTCGTCCGCTTCATCCAAGATCAGAACTGAAACTGGAATGGACTTTAAGTTTGAATCTCCTCGTGATCCACGAATGTAAAGGTTAACTCCGCCAGCCTGCTTCAAACCTACTGTGTTCGTGTCCGTGAACATACCCCTCAAATGAGGACTGTACAGTAGAGCAGTGTTGAAACGTGACTTGCTAAAGTCTGAAGCATTTAGCGCGGTTGGGAGCACATAAAGCACGTCTCGATGAAGCACATCAATTGTGAAAAAGGACCGATTGATGGCAACTTCCGTAAGCCCCATCTGAGCAGCCTTCATAATGCTCACGAAGTCACTTGTTGCATCGTGTGGTTCAATACACCACGGATGGTATTTGAAGCTGTAGGGCCCTTCAAGCGGCATCCCCATCACTCTCCGGTGCGTTACCCATCGTGAGCATGTACCGAGAGTCGTCGAAACAAGCCCACTCTTGACCGCTTCCAGAAAGTCGGTGACCAGTTGCTTTGCCATATAAGCTTACAGTTCAAGCTTTTTGCCCATATCCAGAGACTTCTCTTCCACCTTATTAGTGGTCTTCTCTTCCACTACCTTCTTGGGCTTTTCGCTGACTGTCTCCTTTACTCGTTCTCGGGCTTCCTTGGCCTTTCGGTCGGCCATTGCCTTCTTTTCTGCTTCCAATTCCTCTCGCTCTTTGGCGACTCGTGCGCCTTCCTGATAGGCTTCCAAGCTCTGAACTCCATACTTGGGAGTCCAAACAGCGGGGGTGGTGATCGGTTGAGCATCACTTCTGCCACCAGCAAGTGGCTGGATCAAACAAATTTGAGATCCTTCAGGAACTTCAATTTCTCGTTGGCTTCCCATGACCATGACACATTTGCCATCATCGAAATCTGCGCGGACGTGGGGGTAAGACCAAAATGGATTAGCAATCTTCACTGTGTTTAGGCTCCAATAAAAGAGGGGCTAGGGTAAGTATGAAACGGAGGATTTCGACCCAGTGAGCCTTAATGTAATCCCACAAGTTGGCCCAAATCTCTTTCCAATCCATCATCATGAGTTGAGTAGGATTTTCCCATGGGTTGAGACGGGCTTCTTTGATCTTCGCTTGAAGCATGTCAAGCTTGTCCGGGCTGGCACAGACGTCTCGAACAGCTCCCCACTCTTCATTGGTGAGTTGAGATCGTTCTGCTTGGCGTCGAATTCGGCGGGCTAAGCGTCGTTGTCTTCGGTTCATAGATGAGGCTTCTTTCCTTGTCTGTGGGCGATAGCAAGCCCTTGTTTAATGGCTTTCTTCTTACCTTGCTTGCCAGTATAGCACTTGCCGGTGTCACCGTACTTATACCCGGATTTTCCTTTCGACTGGCACTTCTTAATTGGCATTGTAAATTATGCTCCCATCTCTCACAGCGAAGCCTCTTACAGGCCGTGTGTCCAAAGTCTTTGAAATGGGTAGTTCATCCTTATATTTATCCAGTTTCAAAGCAACATCATCCTTTGAACCATGTTCGAATTCCGTTAAGCCGCTGTCAGTAACTTGACCGACCTCGGTGACTCCTGTATGCAAAACGCCATTACCTCTGGCAAACCAATAAAGCGGGACTGTTGTTGGTCTCATGCTGGGCCTCCATCAGTAATCGTCCAAGTATAAGTACTGATTAGGTCGGCTCGGGCTGTTGCGCCTGCTGAATATTTTGAATTACCTCCGTGGAAATTGACATTTGGTTGCACGACTTGAGCATCCCAGCCTATGAGTAGAGAATCATAGTTTGCTGTGCTCAGTGTGTCACCATCAAACATATAGGCCATGTTTATGACTTTGGTTATATCCCAGCTTCCAAGGTCTTGATCAAAGGCAAAGCAATTTCGTAACATAGCATACATGTTTATGACATTTGCTGTGTTCCAAGTTCCAATGTTTTGATTGAAAACATTACAGTTATCAAATGTATCAATCATATAATCTACATTTGCAGTGTCCCAATTTCCAATATCATGATTGAAAGCAGCACAATTAAGAAACGTAGAATTCATGGTTTGGGCTTTAGACACATCCCAATCCCCAATGTCTTGATTGAAGAGATTACAATCCTGGAACATATAGTCTAAGTTCGTGATATCCCTAACATCCAAAGTATCATTAGCATTGCAAGTCATGTTGCTGCAACCACGGAAATAACCACCATTGTTTCCTACCAATAGGGGCCCCCAAGCTTGGATGTTGCTTAGTTTGAGTTTGTCTCCTCCATTGTTGAAACGCCAGCCGTTAATTGTTCCTGTGATCTTAACAGTATAAATACCAGGGGATGCATAAACATGCGAATTAACTGTGTAGAGTGTTATATGACTATTGTTTCCATCACCCCAATCGGCTACAAAATCGTAAGTTCCAGTGTCTTCTAGTGGGAGGACAATGGCGTTGTTTGCCGAACCAGCTTCAGCGGTATTCCAAGTAGTTATGAACTCGCTTGCGGCATTGGCCGGGGCTGAGGACCCCAAACCAAAGTTAAAACCTATCGAAGAATTTGTGCCAAATTTGAAATACATGTTATACGGTTGCCCAAGCTATTTTCTGACCAGACACTGAAGCAATGGCATAAAGATCATCACCAGAAATTGGGAGTGTAATGGATTCACCTGGACCAATAGGGTAACCAGTTGATACAGTTACTTGCGCGTTTCCAATGAAAATTGGAACAGTATTAGCTACTGTATCATTTGCTCCGTAAGCCTTTACCAGGATTCCTTTCATATTGCCACGAGAGAGAGCGGTGGCCGGAATTTTAACAGCCGTTGTTCCAACTGTTGCTTGTCCAACGTAATATTCTTCGCTTGTGTCTTTCATTATTTGCTGCTCTCGTCAAGTTCTCGGTACAACTTTAGCACAACCAACATCCAACAGTTTGCTAAAGCCAACACCAGAAAGTAGTGTTGAAATCCATAGTAAAGGTAAGGGGCCCCAATCCAAAACGAAAGGCAAATGGGGCAGTAAAACAAGTCCCAGTAAATCCAGTCACGCAACTTAGCAAATAGTTTGCTCTCTGAAATGAGAGTTGCCAAAATACCAACTGTTGCGGCTTGTGCAAGAAGTTCCATCATTTAAGTTCTATCCATATTCCGGCCACAAAGATTAACACTATTGCTTTATTGCTTACCAGAAGGTTTCTCTGTGCAATATTACCACCTTTTCGTAGCCGTATGTTGTCTCCAGTGAGTACCAACACATCACCTTCTTCGCCACCAAGTATTGTTTTTACTTTGTTGCTTCCAGATGGAATCAAGTGGCTAAGAGTTCTGTTGATATTGACCGTTGTGCTTGTAACATGCACAGGCTCGGAAAGGCCAATGTTCAATCTAAGAATTTGTACCTTTTC